TCAGAGGCTAAAGGATGAGTGTGAACTTATGCTCGGCAGGGAGTTACCCGCCCTACCACCTCGCGGAGATTTAGACATTCGGGATGTTCTCCATTCAGAATTCTTCTTCTCATAATCTAACCGAAATCAGTTAGGTTGCACCTAAGCTCTAGCAGAACCGAAAGGTAAACCAATGGACGCAAGAACACTCATCAATATCGCTGAATACTTTCACCGGAGCGGAGTACCCGTTCCTGTGGATGTGCAGGCCCGACTACTGGAAGCCGGTATTGATATCCAAAAATACCAACAAACTAAAGGATAATCATATGACTGATTATGTTACACCAAAGGGCATCGCAGTGTACCCTAAGCTTAATACACCGGACACCAAGTTCAATGTGGACGGTGAGTACACAGTCAAGCTTCGGCTTGCCGCAGAAGAGAGCCAAGACCTGATCGCTAAACTCGAAGGTATCCGAGATAAATACAAAGCGGATCAAGCCAAGGCTGACCCCAAGATTGCCCGGTACAACTCCGCAGATGTCTGCGAAGAAGAGGTAGATGACCAAGGCAATCTCACCGGCTTCAACATCTTCAAGTTCAAGCAGAAGGCTCGTATCACAACAAAACGTGGAGACACCATGGAGATGAAGGTTGCGCTGTATGACAGCAACAAGCAGCCTACAAATGTTAACGTAACCGGCGGTTCCACAATCCGTGTTGCCGGGACTGCATTTCCATACGCCATGCCTTCAAGCAAAACAGTAGGTGTGTCTCTACGGCCCAGCGCAGTACAGGTAATCCAACTGGCCGCTATGGGTGGCGGTGCTGACGCAGTGTCTATGTTTGACAAGGAAGACGGGTTCGTTTCCGACACCTTCGATAGCGCAGCTGGTGCTGTTGCAGATGAAGCAGACTTCTAAGCGCAAGCTTGGGAGTTCTGTTAGGGCTAATGCTATCAAACATGGTTGGCGGTCGGGGTTAGAAGAAACCCTTGCCGCCGATCTTCGTTCTAAGGGTGTCGAATATGAGTACGAGACCCGAGTAATCAACTGGATCGTTCCTGAACGTAAGGCGCGATACACCCCTGATTTCTGGATCAAGACTAAGTCAGGCAAGACTATTGTATGCGAAAGTAAAGGCTATTTCCAAACCGCCAATAGACAGCAAATGATCCTAGTAAAGCAGCAACACCCAGAGTTGGATATCCGTTTCGTGTTCTCCAATTCTCGGCAAAAAATTTCCAAGCAATCCAAAACAACCTACGGCATGTGGTGTGAGAAGCATGGCTTCTTGTACTCTGACAAGACCGTTCCACAGGAGTGGTTAAATGAATAATAATATCACGCACATCATTGTGCATTGCAGTTACACCCCACCGCAAATGGACATCGGAGCATCTGACATTGATCGATGGCATCGCGAGAAAGGGTGGTTGATGATCGGATACCACGCAGTCATAAAGCGGGATGGTACAGTCGAAGAGGGTCGCCCACTTCACCGCACCGGCGCTCATGTCCGAGGTATGAACAGCAAATCCCGAGGCATCTGCCTGATCGGCGGCATGACCAAATCCAAACATGGGCCAGAGGTTAACTACACCGATGAGCAATACGCCTCGCTGCGCAAGCTGATCGATGAGTGGAAGGAAGAGCATTTCCCCATCGCTAAAGTCGCCGGTCATACTGACTTCGACAAGATGAAGACCTGCCCGAACTTCGATGCTGGTCATTGGTATGAAACAGATAACGTCATCTCAGTAATTGATTAGAATGACTAATCGTATCCCCCTGAAAGGTGGAGATGAGTACGATGCGCTTACTAAAAGCCGTAAGTTTCTTCACTGGAAGGCTGGTCAATTGAAGAAGATCAAACGTGCTTACAACAAAAGATTTCGTAAGCATTTAAAGGACAGGACTAATGACTGAAGGTACTATCCCAACTATAAAAATCACTGAGATAACCGACCACGATGATGGTTCTGCTACTGTCACTCTGGATATGGAGCCAGAGACATACCATAAAATATTCAGCCACGGTTTCATACACCTTTTAACAAAAGGTATGGACCTAGATGACTAACTCATAGGCTGCACCCATAGCTCACAAAAAAATTTGGCTCACCTTCGGGTGGGCCTTTTGCATTTTAAAGGAGTGAAGATGGCAATCATCTTTTACTTACTCGGCTGTGTCCTCATGGCCGACATCATCGCTAAAGAAAGTGATGAGACCCCACTGATCCCGTGGATCATTGGCTCACTGGTCTGGCCCTTAGAGGCTTTGATCGTCCTTTGGTACGGCATGTTCCCACCAAAAAATCCTGACAACTAGGAGCTGACATATGTCACAAACAACAACTGTAAAAAACCACCTGCAAAAATACGGTTCCATCTCACCGCTGGAAGCCCAGAGCAACTACGGCGTCTGGCGTCTGGCTGTATGTATCCAACGCCTGCGTGAAGGGGGTCTTAATATCCAGACCCGTATGAAACGCGCACCGAATGGAGCCAAATATGCAGAATACAAACTCGGATAGTACGCTACTCCACCACACATCTTGCGAATGTGGATCGTCCGATGCTCGGGCGGTCTACTCAGATGGCGGTTCTTACTGCTTCTCTTGTCAATCTTATAAGAAGGTCGAAGGTATGCAGACAGAATTCGTACAGTCTAAACCCAAGGCAGGCTTGCTGCCCTACGGTGAGGCGCAGTCCCTACCAAAGCGCAAGCTGACTGAAGATACCTGCAAAAAGTTTGGCTACACGATAGGTAACTACCAAGGCCAGCCTGTACAGATTGCAAACTACCGCAATGCGGAAGGCACAGTGGTAGCCCAAAAGGTTCGCTTCGCAGATAAGACCTTCAAGTTCCTCGGTGATGCCAAGGCAGCTAGCCTCTACGGTCAGCACCTTTGGAAAGAGGGTGGTCGTATGCTGGTTTTAACGGAAGGCGAGATTGATTGTCTCTCCATGTCGCAAGCGCAAGGTAATAAATTTGCGACTTGCTCCGTTAAGTCAGGCGCTCAGTCAGCCAAGCGGTGTGTGCAGGAACAGCTAGAGTTTGTAGAAAGCTTCGAGCGTGTCATCATCATGTTCGATAACGATAAGGCAGGAGATGCTGCAGCCCTTGAGGTTGCTCAACTCCTCACCCCCGGCAAGGCACACATCGCTCGGCTTCCTGAGAAAGACCCTAACGACATGCTCGTCAAGGGTAAGAACAAGGAACTGATTGATGCTATGTGGTCTGCCAAAGTCTATCGCCCTGATGGTATCATCAACGGAACAGACCTGTGGGAAAGCATAGCCCACGATGAGGAAGTACCCTCAATCCCCTACCCCTTCGCAGGCCTCAACGAAAAGACCAGAGGTATGCGGCGGGGTGAGCTAGTGACCATCACTGCAGGTAGTGGTGTTGGTAAGTCTCAAGTGTGCAGAGAAATTGCATACCACCTCATCAAACAAGGCGAGACCATTGGCTATATAGCCCTCGAAGAGAACGTGAAACGCACGGCTCTGGGGCTAATGGGTTTGGCAATCGACAAGCCCCTTCACCTCTCAAAGGAAGGAGTGTCACATGATACTCTCAAGTCTGCTTATGATGACACCGTTGGTAGCAACCGTGTTTATCTCTACGATCATTGGGGTTCTCTTGCTACCGACAGCCTACTCAGTAAAATCAAATACCTTGCGAAAAGCTGTGGCACTGGCTGGATTGTCCTCGATCATCTCAGCATTGTTGTTTCAGGTGTTGATGATGGGGATGAGCGGAAGGCTATAGATGTCATAATGACAAAGCTTCGCTCTCTCGTTGAAGAGACAGGCATCGGCATGATCCTTGTGTCCCACCTTCGTCGCCCATCGGGTGACAAGGGTTGGGAAGAAGGCCTACAGACATCCCTCAATTCCCTACGGGGTTCTGCAAGTATCGCCCAACTCTCCGACATCTGTCTGGGTGTTGAGCGAAACCAACAGGGTGACAATCCTAACATAGCAACTGTTCGTTGTCTCAAAAACCGCTTCAGCGGCGAGACAGGGGTTGGTTGTTACCTCCACTACAACAAAGACACCGGCAGAATGCTTGAGGTTCAAGACCCTGAAGTGTTCGCAGATGACGATGGTGCATCTGACTTTTAACAGCTAGTCGAAAGGGACAGCATGAAACGTATTCTATTTGATATCGAAACCAACGGACTACTAGACGAACTTGATGTGTGTCACTCACTAGTCCTGATCGACATGGACACTGAAGAGGTTCTAAACTGTGCAGATCAAGAAGGTTATGTATCTATAGCTGACGGTTTATCAGTTTTGGAAAACAGCATACTCGCTGCAGGCCACAACATCCAAGGCTTCGACTTCCCTGCGCTAGAAAAGCTGTACGGTTTTGCGTACTCCGGGGAGATACATGATACGTTACTTATGTCCCGGCTGGTCTGGCCGGACCTCAAGAACAACGACTTCAACTACATCAAGAAACCCCAAGGTGCTGACTTCCCTCGGCACCTTATAGGGTCTCATGGTCTGAAGGCGTGGGGATTGAGGCTGGGTAACCACAAGGATGAGTATGATGGCGGGTGGGCCGAGTGGTCAGAAGAGATGCAAAGCTATTGTGTCCAAGACTGTCGTGCCAACCTAACATTCTACAACTTCATCATGTCAAAGAAGCCCAGCGCCCAGTCGGTCAAACTAGAGCATGACTTTGCTCATGTTATCCGCAAGCAAGAGAAGCATGGCTTTCACTTCAATGAGGCAGAGGCACACAAGCTTCTAGCTAAGTTGCAGGGTCGGCAAGCTGAACTTGAAGTTGAACTACAAGCTGCCTTCGAACCTTGGGAAGTCCGAGAGCCATTCGTACCACAGGTCAACAACAAGACCCGAGGATACGTCAAAGGCGTGAAGACCTACAAGGTCAAAGAGATTGTGTTCAACCCTGCTAGTCGAGACCACATCGCAGACAGATTGCAAAAGCTACGGGGCTGGACCCCCGTGGCGTGGACGGATCAAGGCAAAGCAAAAGTAGACGAAGCGGTATTGGCAGAACTTGAATACCCTGAAGCTAAACTACTCAATGAATACTTGATGCTCAACAAACGGATCGGTCAGCTAGCTGTCGGTCAGAATGCTTGGCTCAAGATGGTAAAGAACGGAAAGATACATGGACAAGTTAATACCAATGGTGCCGCCACTGGGCGCTGCACACACAACAGGCCCAATATTGCGCAGTGTCCCAGTGTCGGAGCGCCCTACGGAACTGAGTGCAGATCGTTATTCCATGCACCGGCTGGTTACTCGCTTGTGGGTGCCGATCTTTCTGGGCTCGAACTTCGATGCCTAGCTCACTACATGGCTCGGTTCGATGACGGTGCTTACGCAGATGTTCTTGTGAACGGAGATATACATTCGGTCAATCAGGCAGCTGCAGGTTTGCCTTCGCGATCTAGTTCGAAGTCGTTCATTTATGGCTTCCTTTATGGGGCAGGTCCAGCCAAGATCGGCTCCATCATCGGCGGCTCCGATAAGGAGGGTAAGCAGCTTATCAATAAGTTTATGAAAGCTACTCCCGCCATCAAAGAACTACGCCTAGCCATTGCAGCTTCCTTTAAGAAGAACGGTCACTTGAGTGGATTAGATGGTAGGGTCTTACAGGTTCGCAGTGAACATGCAGCACTTAACACTCTCTTGCAGAGTGCCGGGGCCGTACTAGCCAAGCAGGCCACAGTATTCTTGTACGAAAATCTAACCGCTAAAGGCTACAAATGGGGCGAGGACTACGCACAAGTGGCCCATGTCCATGACGAAGTACAACTCATAGCTCGAAAGGAGATTGCTGATGACATCGGATCAGAAGCAGTTAAGTCTTTTCAGCTCGCTGGAGAACACTTCAACTTCAGATGTCCAATCACAGGCGAATACAAAGTCGGTAACAATTGGGCAGACACGCACTGAGCGACCACACTCAATAAAGATGAGAGCCTTTGTACAACAGCGCAAGCGAGACTTGGTTGAGTACAAGGGCGGCTCATGTGAACGATGTGGTGAAGAGTACCATCCCAATGTATTTGACTTCCATCATCACGATGGGATGCAGAAGAGGTTTGGTATGTCCCAAGCTAACTTCCAAAGATCATGGAGAAGCCTGATCGAGGAAGTAGATAAGTGTCATCTTCTGTGTGCCAACTGTCACCGTGAAGTTCACACTTACAACATCCCAAAGTTTATCAAAATCTAACTGTTAAGGACTACAAATGCTAGACGTTTCTTACATGGCCCACCACGGGTCAGACGATTTGGTCGTGGATGCTGCAAGGGTTTCATTCTCTAAGCAAGCTGATAACTACGGCGAAGGTCGCAACCAAAGCCTCATCTCTTTCTTAGCCAGAGAGAAACACCTCCATCCATTCTCCCATCCTCAAGCCACCTTCAGGTGTTCAGCACCAATCTTTGTAAGCCGACAACTGGCAAAGCACCAAGTGGGTGGGACATGGAACGAAGAGAGCCGCCGGTACATCAAGACTTCACCGTCATACTGGAAGCCTAATTTCTTTCGGGCATCTGCAGCTGATGTAAAGCAAGGCTCATCCTCCGAACCTCACCGCAGGTCCGAGGAATTCATAGATGAATACCATGACATCTGCATCGATGCGATTGCTACCTACAACAAGATGGTAGTGCTGGGCATCTGTGCTGAACAAGCTCGGGCAATCCTTCCGCAGGGTGCCATTACTGAGTGGGTATGGACCGGCAGTCTTCTGTTCTGGTCTCGCGTCTACAACCTGCGGATCAAACCAGACACACAGAAAGAGACCAGAGACTTTGCCGAACTACTCGGTGAACAGATGGCCTCTTTGTATCCAACATCATGGGAGGCTCTGACCAATGGATGACCCAATATCATTAGCAGTTCTATCCAACATGGCACAGTGTGTCGCCCGTTTAGCGGAAGTTCACCCACAACTAAAAGACACCGAGATGCAGAACATGGTTCACGATGCCGCTCTGATCTGTCTGTCAGTCATGGCTTTCGATGACCCCAAAGATGGTGGGGCTGATCTGTTTTCTTTCGATGGAGGTAAGATGCAATGACCAAGTTTCTGATCGATGCTGACATCGTGGCATTTAAGGCCGCAGCAAGCACAGAGCGTCCCATAGATTGGGGTGATGGGATGTGGACACTACATGCTTTCGAGAGTGAGGGCATTGAGTATATACATATGTATCTACATAAGATCGTAGATGCCTTGGGTGATGGTGAGTTCAATTTATTTCTCACAGACCCTAATAACTGGCGCAAAGAAGTATTGCCCAGCTACAAGTCCAACCGCAAAGGCCAGCGTAAACCGCTAACTCTACAGCCATTGCGTCAATACATGCTCGATAACATGCAAGCAGTCATGGTTCCGTCAATGGAAGCTGATGACCTGCTAGGCATCACATCCACGAATGAACCTGACTGTGTGATTGTGTCGGAAGACAAAGACCTCGCAACCATTCCCGGCAATCTCTTCAATCCTGCAAAGGATGAGGAGGTCCGTACCATCTCAGAGTTTGATGCAGACTACCTGCATATGAAGCAGACCCTGACAGGTGACCCAGTGGATGGCTACGCAGGTCTGGCTGGCTGCGGTGAGAAAACAGCCGAAAAAATTTTAGACGGTTGCGAGACTGTCGAAGAGATGTGGGCAGCTGTCGTCAAAGCTTACTCCAAAAAGAAACTCTCAGAAGAGGTTGCACTAACACAGGCACGGGTCGCCCGTATCTGCCGTGCATCTGATTTCGACTTCAACACAGGAAAGGTAATCCTATGGAAACCCCCGACATAGTAGATCGCCCAGCGCACTACACACAGTTCGCTATAGAACCTATCGAGTTCATTATGCGTAACTCGTTACCTTTCCACACGGGCAACATCATCAAGTATTCTCTCAGGGCCGGTAGCAAAATCTACGATGGCATGGACCCTGTAGAGAGTGAGGTCACCGATCTTAAAAAAGTAATGCGGTATGCCCAGATGCGTATCAACCAACTGCGGGGGGATAGCATCCTATGAGTAAGTTCCATGTAGTATCTACAAAGACCTGCAAGTTCTGCAAGGAAGCTGTCAACCTACTTGAGGCAGAGGACTTGGATTATGAGGTAAGTTACCTCGAAGACGATCCATGTCTCAAGACGCTCATGGCTCTGGCAAAGCTTGATACAGTCCCACAAATCTTCAGACCTGATGGTGAACTGATAGGTGGCTACAGTCACCTCAAAGGTTACATCGGACGCATCTGATGTTCACGGTGGAGTTCGAAGAAGACGCCACCATCATCACATCACTAGACGAACAGGGTGACCTCGAAGATTTACAGGTTATCCAAGATGAACGCTTCGTATTCCTACGGCAGTACGATGAGTTCACTGATGAGTTCGTAGTGCTGATGATTTCCCCAGAACAATTCCAAGACATCATCTCTGCACAGCAATGCAGCGAGGGTGCCTACTATATAAAGAAAGTGAACGATGGCATTTAATATGGACAAGTACCAAAAGCTGGCTGCGACAACTGCAATATATCCACAAGAAAAAGCTTTGGAATATTTAACCCTCGGCCTCTCAGCGGAGGTTGGTGAGCTGTTAGGGAAGGTTGCAAAATGGTATCGTAAAGATGGCGCATACCCACACGCAGATGTGCTGGACGAACTAGGAGATGTCCTATGGTTTGTCAGCGAGATTGCTCGGCAGCACAATCAGCCCCTCTCAGTATTAGCACAAAAAAATTTAGATAAGTTGGCCTCTCGCATGGAACGCGGGACGCTACAAGGAAGCGGTGACAATAGATGAGTGACATTCGAGCAAGCGTGGTAACACGCAGAACATACAACCGGCCCCTCAATGACGAAGGTACAGTCTTTGAAACTTGGGAGGCCACAGTGGACCGAGTGATTGGCCACCAGCAATGGCTATGGGAACG